GATCCCGATGACTTGCCGGGTGTGTTCGTCCACGAGATCCAGATCCGCAGCCAGGTCGCCGATCCGGTCACGATTCGCCTGGGCGTCGGTGGTCGCCGTGCGCAGATCGGTGGATCCAAGGTGGCGGCCGGGGCGGGGGCGGGGGTGCAATCCCGGGCAGAGGGGGGCCGCCGCTTCCCGGTGAAAAAACTTGTCGGGTCGGAGTAAAGTATCTGGGCGGGGGCGGGGCGAAACCACCTCTCGCTTGAGGCGTGGTCGGCGCGCCCTGCGCCGTCCGGGACACCGCCGGGGCCGAACCGCCGGGGGGGGTGATGGGAGACGACCCTTTGGGCGGCGTTGCCGCGCTCTGAGTTCGCCCCGTCTTGATTTTTACAGGCACGTCTTACCGTTGCACTACCGTTGGCCGGGGAATCCGACGCGCGGGGCAAAGCCACGCTCACCAAACAACCACTGGAACCAACTCCGCATTGTCGGGTCGGTGAAGAAGTTGAATTGTTCCGGCGTGAAGCCAATCGGCCCCGCGCCGCCGGGCCGACCAAAACTCCGCTCGCCGTAGCGTCCAACATTCCCCAACCCTTGATAACCATACTGGCCCATGAACTGCGGGAGCATAGCCGCAAACTGACTTCTCAAATTCTCCGGGATGTATTCTAGCAACTGTTCGGGCAGTTCGATTCCTGAGTACCCGCCGGGCGAGAATTGACTTTGCGGCTGTACCAGTGGGCCGCCGGGCGTCATCGGCGACTGGCCGGGCGGTGCCGGAATTCCGGCCGGTGAGGGTGCTCCGCCGCCCCCCGGTTGTCCACCGCCCCCGCCGCCGCCCAGGTCGGAAAAGAAATGCGGGTCAAGCCACTGGCCTGTGTTCGGGTCAAATCTTTTTCCCCCCTCGTTGAAGTCGCCGGGCTGAGGGCCTTGCTGGGGCGGGGTGTAGCCGCCCCCGCCGCCGCCCGTTGGGGGTGGGGGTTGAGAGGGCTGGGTATAGGGCGGGAGACGACGGCGCTCGACCGCCGCGCTTTCACCGCCGCCAGAGAGTCGGGGATTGTAGGCTGTCATGGTTTTTACTCCTAGCGTTTCTTAGGTTTCGGTTTCCCGGTTCGCCGGGTCTGTTCAGCAATCTGCGCCGCCGGGTTGACCCCGGTCTGAGCCTGAGCGCCGCCCATCATCATCTGCGCGGGCATCGCTCCCGGTTGCGGGCCGGGGGCTGGGCCGGGCGCAGGGCCACCCGCCGCAGGCGGCATGACGGTCGCCGGGACGCGGCCCATCTGGTCTTGCATACTCGCCATCATCGCTCCCTGGTCAAGTGCGCCCTGCATGAACTGGTCGGGGGCCATGCCGCTCATCATTTCTTCGTGCATGGCCTGAGCCGCGTTGTTCACCAACTCCTTGAAACTCTCCGGAGTGAGTTCCTTTTTCATCTTCTCGAACTCTTTGTCCGGGTCGGGGTTGAGGGCTTTTTCCGCAATCCGCACGGTTTCCCTGTTAGCGTCCTTCCACTTCTCGGCCATCGCCGCCGCCTTCAACTGCTGGATGGCCGGGTCAGTGGACTCGAACATCTGCAACTCGACGTTGCGGGCGATCTGGTCGGGGTAGGCATACTCCAGCACAAAGCGGGCAATGTCGCGATCGCTCATCATCGGCTTGCCATCCGCGCCGGGGGCGCGCATCGCCTGGGCAATCTGCGACAATATCAGTTTGTCCTGCGGCAGTTTCGGAGACACCTGGGCTTCGATCCAGAAGTGTTCACCAATTTCGTCTTCGGTCAAGGTCAGTAGTTTGGTCGCCATCTACTTCTCGTAATCCACCGGAACGGCCCAATCCAGGCCGCTCCCGCTGGCAAACTGTTTGTACAACCGCAGGTAGTTTCCGCGCGTCTCTCCCATCGCCCGCTCCAGTTCCGGCAGTTTGTCCTTGATGGCGCTCTGAACGGCATTCATAATCTGGGCAATGGCGAAACCACTTTCAAGTGATTTCGGCTCCTGCCCAAAGGCCGTCTCCGGAAGGGTGAGCAAATTGATGTCCGAGTTATAGAAGCCCATCAGCATTTGCAGGGCCTGGTGATTGACCTGGATGTTCACCTGCTCCAACTTCGTGCCCGGCGCAATCTGCTGCGGCTCTCCGGGAGCATACGGGTCGACGACAATCGCCTGCCCGGACGCCGACACGCCAAACAGCATCGGGTAATAGAAAAGGTTGACGCCGGTCGCCATCTTGGACGCCAGCGCATACACCTGTTTCAGGTGGTCGATGACCGGGCCAATCACCGGATGGCTGGCCCACTTCGCAGAGTCCATCGGCGTGTCCAGACAACGGGCCTCGGCCAGAGGCACAAAGCCGTAGCGGTGGGCCTTACGCATCAGCACCTCCGCGCCCTCGTCTTCGCCGCCGACGACGGCCATGTATATTTTATCATCCCAATACTCGACCACCGACACCAAATCGTTTGGCCCAGTTCCTTCCAGCGCCTCAATCTTCTTCTTGTACTTGCCGCGCAGTTCCCTGGCGTACACATCGTAGCCCTTTGTGTACCACATGATTCCGTCCCGCCCGCGCACGGGATAGACGTAGCGCGGGTCGTCGGTGTAGACGCAAATTGGAAAGCGGCCATTGCCTTTGGCCGTCGGGTCAAAGCGGGTTTCGATGTCCGCCCGCCCGCGAAAGAGATACCACCACAACGCATCGCGGTCGTGGTCACATTTCCGTTCGCGTTTCATCCGCCGATCGGCACCCTGCACCCACCGCTCGATCTTTGAACAAATCTCGTCCTCCCGCTCGCCGATTTTGTGCGGCATTGTGCGGAAGGTGACGGAGCCAACGTCGAGCATCTGCCGGAAGCGTTCGATGATGGCCCGGCCCTTGACCGGCTGCATCACCCGCACCCCCACTTGGTCGGTCACGTCCTTTGGAATTTCCCAGCGCTCCATCAGGACTTCCTCAACTTCGTCCATCCGGGCATTGCTCTCGTCGTACAGCGACGAGGCGAAGCGGTGCAAGTCCAGCACGTCGTCACCGCTCTCCGGGACGCCGCTTTGGGGCAAACTGCCGATGTCGTCCACTGTGTCTGATTTTGCCATTCGGGTCACTGCTCCGGCTTGTCGTAGGTCAGATAGTCTGGCGGTTCACCGCACGACGAGCAAATAACGGGTTCGAGGGGTTTGGGGCGCGAACCGTCTACAAGAATTGCGTCCTCGGACGACAACCTATCTCCAGTCTCTAACTTTCGGACGGTATAGAATGCCACGCCGCCACATTTGGGATGATACACCGGATATAACCTTGTAGAGGCGGGGTCAGTTGTCACGAGTACACCTTGTCAATCACCCGCATCGGATGCCGCTCCGCCTGGCGGCGGGCGAACTCCTTCGCCGCTTCAGTCTTGGGCGTGTCGTGCGGAATGAGATAGTTGGTAATCTTCCAGGCCATGTACACCGCGTCCAGCGTATTATCCTGAATGCCCGGCGTCCCAAAGCCGACCCACTCGTTGATGAACTTCTCAACGAACGGGTTCTGCTCGCTGTTTATTTTCATGCTCCCGAACTGAAAGTACGGAGCCATCTCGTTCATCCGGGTTGCCTTGTTGCGCGTGGTCGGAACCGGAATCACCACGTACCGCTGACCGCCGCGCGTGTTCATCCGTTTCAGCAGATTGGAGAAGTAGTCCACGCCTTCCTTGTTCGTTTCCACCGCCGAACGAACCGGATTCTTCATCGCCGCCCACTGGAAGAACACCTCTTCGGCGTCGCCCATCGTCACCCGGTCGGCAAACCCGTCCTCGACCACCAGCACCGGGTTGGTGTTGACAATCACCGCCAGGGCGTATTCGTCAGGCAGGCGGGTCTTGCCGCCGGTCAACTCCTGCACCCGCTGGGCAAAGTCCACGCCGATGAACCTCTCAAACTCGCCCTTGATATAAATATACGGGAAGGGGTGCAGCCAGTCGCGCTTCAACGTCCGGCCCTGAGCCGCCTTTGGGTCGCACAAGTAGACCAGCTGAAAGTCCACCTCTCCAACCGTTTCGCGCCGCTCGGCTAACCGCTCAAGCGGCCATTGGTCAGCCCAATAACTATCGCCCTTCTCGTTCAGCGCCGGGTGAACGAATATCTTGAACAGCGTCTTGCCCGAAAGATAGCCCACGACATCCTTTGGGTTCCAGCGGGTTTGAATGATACAGATATGGGCGTCTTCCGTCGCACGGGGTATAAAGGTGTCCGTGACAAACCCGACCGTGTTCAGACAGACCGCATCACTGCGCTTGCTTTCCCGGTCGTGCAGGTCGTCGCCCAACAGCAGGCCCGTCACCCGCTTGCCGTTCACCGCCGAACTGCCCACCCCGCCGCTCGATAGCGTCGGATCTTTCTTGGACGCCGTGCGGAGCGCCCACTCGCCCGACCGGGCCAGTTCGGTGTCGTAGCAGTCGTACCCATCGCGCGACCACATCCCGCCCGGTTCCGGCCTCACCGTTGGAAACACCAACAGCCACTTGTGGTTTTTCTCGATGGTCACGGCCACCGTCCGCGCAATCTTGATTGCCAAATCCTCCCCGGCGGAGACAATCAGGTTCGTTGTCTCCGGGTGCTTCCCGATCCACCAGGCCATCATCACAATCGAGATAATCGTCGTCTTGGCGCTCTCCGGCGGGGCGACCACCACTACCCGCTTGTTGTCCAAAATCTCACGAATCCACGCCCGATGATGGTCGGCCGGAACCAGCCCGAACACCAACTCGGCAAAGTCGCACACCGCCTGCACGTCATCCCCGCGCGCGCTCTCGGCCAACATCATCTCTTTGGCCGCCGACCGCTCCGCCGGCGTGAGCTTCAGGACTTCTTCGAATAGGGTATGCTCGTCCAGCCCACTCAAATCCAGACTCATTAATTCTCCACCAAATCCTCTACAAAATGGTAGCCGCGCAGATACTTGATGATCTTCCGCGCCGTTTCATCGGTCAGCCGATAGTCGTCAATCGCCCCGCTCACATGCCGAATCCGTAAATACTGCGTGCCTTGAACCGCCTCCCGCCAGATGCGCTCGATGGTGTCCAGGTGAATCAACTCGCCCGCGTCAGGTCGAATGAATTTCACTATGCCTCTCTATGACTACCCGCACCGCACCCGGTAATCCGCCCGGCCCACGCTTCCCTACTTCCCCCCGTGAAAAATGCGCCGGATTTAGCCGGATGTCGTTTATCCCCAGAGCCTCACACACCCCGTCCATCGCCGCCTTCATCGCAAACGGCACGTTCCACACGTCCCGCTTCCGAGCATCCGGCGGATATACCGTCACCCAACACTCCAAATCGAACTCCCCCGCAAACTCGGCAACCGTAGAAGGCCCCAAGAGACGAGCGCATATCTCCCGCGCCTCCCCCCTGTCCGCCGCCTCGTGCCCCGTCCGAGTCTGCCGAGACGCACGCCGCGCCCCGTTCACCGATAGCCCGCGCGGAAAGGGTAACCAGATTTCTATCACCTCCGCCTGCCTCTCTTCTTGGAGCGAACCTTACTGCCGTACTTCCTCGCCCACCTCTTCGCTATCTCAGGATGTTTGGCGTACAGATACCGTCGCTGACGCTTGCTCTTGAATGGCATTGCCGTCTCCCGAAAATTGAGAAAATTTTGTTCTGCCTTGAAGTTCCGATAGTTAGTGTGAGTAGTGTGAGTAGTGTGGGGGGTGTGTATGTGTGTTCACCGTATGTCTATCATCCATGTACATTCCGCCCGCCCGTTATGTCAAGCCCGCGCTCGAACGCATGGGCTATCCGCGTACTGCATACGCAGTGGTACGTGATGCATCGTGTTATGTATGTTAGATATAATGAGTAGTATATCTAACAAGAACTACTCGCCGTCATCCGCTCGACGCAGTGCATCCAGTATCCGACGTGCAAGTTCTGCCCCTATCGCTTGGCCCACCCCCACCGCTGCGGCCTCCGCCCCCGTCCTGTCCCGCTTAGGTTCGGGATAGGCGTGGTCTATCACTAGGCGCGCACTGGCTACGCTGCCAGATGCGGCGGGGTCATTAGCGTTTAGCGCATGGTTAGCGAAGATTGCGGTTAGCACGCCGTCCCTGTCTGGACTAGGCAGGTCGGCGATGTCCTTCGCCGCTATGTCAAGACCGGCCAGAGCAGACCGACGCAGCCGCTCGCGATTGCGTTCAAGGGCCGCCAACCTGATAGCCCTCCCTCTCTCGCTGGTGAACGGCGTCAGTCTTCCGCCCTGCTTCGGATAGATGATGCGCTGTTCCTGTTCGGGTGCCGGTACTGGCGCGCCACCAGAAACATCCTGCCCATCTACCGCGCCGTTATGATTGTCCATCGTAACGCTGTTGTCCGCATCGTTGCTATCGCTCATGTGCAGATTATACGCCCTATTTCGATTGCCGCAAGACAGGCCGCATAGAACAAATGACAACAACACAAGCGTAGGGGAAGCGTAGGGGAAGCGTCAAGTTTCTCATCTTTGTTTGCTGTATAGTGTTCACAAGATACAAAAACGAAAGGAAATTGACAAATGTTACTCATCGCCCTCACAGTTCTCATCGCCGCAATCGCCCTAATCGCCGCCGGTCTGCAACTGTGCAAGCCAGCCCCGGCCCCCGAATTTGCGGTCATCCGCAACGGCAATCTGGTAAACGACGGGACGCGCCGACATCAGTCATAGTCCAGCCACACAAGCCGAAATGAACACGACAATGACCCCCGAAACCACCACGACCACGAAGAAACAGCCCAAGTATGCTGTAATCCACTGGCAGGCCGACAATCGCTATCGTGTGGCTGATGCTGTTGGTCTGTATGTCAGTGAGAAGGTGGCCGAGAAAGCCGCCGACAAACTAAACTCGAAACTTGCAAGCCTTAACGCAGGCGGGTTTG